TGATCTAATTCTACTATAGACCATCTATTACTTGCTATATGAAAAATTAATATCTTATCATTTTGTGTATTAGAATTATTACCAGCAGCAGAAGGATAAGACCACATAACTAATTTGTTTTCATGATCGTAAGAAGCTCTTACTCGTTCTCTTAATGTAAATTTAAGATCATTATAAAAAAATCTATCTACTTTATTAGCACCTATAGGTTTAGAGCTAGAACCATCAGTAACATAAAAACCATCTTCAGATAAAAAATATACTAAACTTCCAACTTGTATAACATTCTTACCTTGTACTGCTCCTCTGTTTTCCTCAACTCTTCTAAAAGAAAATACTACATTACCACCACGATAATCCATTCTAGTAATGCGAGACTCTTGAAATATTAACCCAAACTGTCCACCAGTAATACCTGTAATTACTCCACCTTCAGGCATTGTTTCAGAGTCAGATTGATTAACACCAACTGTCCATGAGGTAGGACTATTAAAACTAGACCATTGTACTTTGTTTTGTAACGTAGCTTGAAACCCTGTTACAACAAAATTACCTACAACTGCAGCATGTCTAAACGCAGGAGGTGATCCTGCTAATGCAGCAAAGTCTGTTGAGCTATCTAGTGTCCATGCTTGTGGTGCATCGTCACCATTAAAAGCAATAACTACTTCTCCAAATCTAATAAAATCCCAGTATGATTCAGCAGGAAAACTAAAAGTAGTACCACCGCTTTCATCAACAAAAGCATTAGATGTTAATTTATATAACTTAGTAGCATCGCCAGCAAATATACTTACTACACCACCATCAGACTTAAAGGCTTTACCGCCTTGCGCTCTAGCTGTTGTAGCATTACTAGATGTAGCAGCTATGTTTTGAAATGGTCTATAACTATTTAATGCAGGAAATACATTCTTAGCTTCTGTAGAGCCAGGGTTTCCATGGTCTGGTAAATCTGGTAACCATTCTCCAAAAGGTAATTGCATTATTTTACGTTATCTAAATGGTTAATATTAATACCTGATCTTTGAATTAAAGGAGATCCATTGTATTTATCTAAATCATCTGCATCTTCTGCTTGTTTAATAGCAGCTTCATATTGTGTTTTAAATTGTACAACAGTTCCTTGATCCATACCTCTAATAAATGTGGACGCATAATATAATGATCCAAATAAATATATATCAGGAAACTTATCAAGAATAGTATTGGTAGCAGTTGTACTACTAATACTTTCAAAAGCTTTATAGAAAACTAATCTAGCAGTATAAGTAGAATCAGGTGCAGGACTAAATCTAAAGTTAGTACCTTCAATAGAGAAAGCTCTAGGTATTCCTGAGTTAGAAAAATCTTGTGTATCAGCTTGATGAAAAGGAGTCATTAAAGATAATACTCTGTCAGGAGTAGAGCTTGTTAGAATAAAACTTCTTATCTGTAAGAATCCAGCAGGTAATGCTTCAGTTGCTGAGTCTATAGTAAATGAAGTATCAACAACTTCCATAGCTCTTATTCTTAATCTACGATTAAAGTCAGCTTCAGTAAGATCTATAAAGTCATCTATCTCTGTAGTTAAATCATCTCGTGCTAAGAAATTAGCAATAGCTGTTTTTAAATTTGCGTAATTATTTAAAGCCATTATAACCTTTTACTTCCTGTTCTAAAGTTTTCAAACTCATTGCTGTTAACCATACCTTTGATCATAGATTGTTGTTCAGATCTATGTAAGCTATAGTAATTAGAATGACCAAAAATTTCTTTAGTTTTTATTTGTAATGCTATTAAAGGTATTTGAGCTATACGTTGGAACTCACCCTTTTGTGAATCTATATGATTCCTAGATATTTTATTATCATTTAAAATATGCGAAGTATCCTGTTGTTTCTTTACTACAATTTTACTTGTAGCTTTGTCAATATGGATATCTTGATTAGGATTATATATATCAGCCATGTTATAGCTCCGTTGGATCTACACCATAAGCATCAACTAGTATTCTCCAACCATAAGTATCAGACATAAACACAAGTCCAATACCTGTATTCTCTGTAGTAATAGTTAAGTCAGCAGTTGCTCCTTGTATCTTCTTACCATTTCTAGCTACTGTTAAGTTAGCATTATCAAAGTTGGCAGCACTATCTAATATATGAATCTCATCTCCAACAGCAGGTGCTGAAGGTAATGTAATTGTAAATGCACCACTTGTTGCAGTATCAGCCAATAGTCTGTCTCCAGCTACTGATGTATAGTTTGCAGTTTTAGCTGTCCATCTTTTTAATGAGCCATTAATAGCTTGAGCTACAGTTAATGTACTAGCCATATCTACTGCACCGTCTATATCAACTACATCTAAATTAGTTGTACCATCTACATCTAACTCACCATTGAAGTCAGCATTACCAGCAAGTGTTAAAGTAGTAGCCATGTCAACAGCTCCATCAATATCTACTACATCTAAGTTAGTAATACCATCGATGTCAGCGTTACCAGATATGTCTAAAGTTACAGCATCTACTTCACCAGTAACAGTAATAGAATCAACAAATGTATCTTTAAAGCGTAAAGAGGTTGTACCTAAGTCTACATCTGAATCTGTTTCTGGTGCTAATACACCATCAGCTAAAGTTGCTTGTACAGTACCTGCACATCTAAAACTAAACTTATCATCACTATGAGCATAAAAAATCTCACCAGCATTAATTGATGAGTTATCACCAAATTGTATAATACCTATGTTGTTTAAATTACCTGAGAAAAAAATACCTGGTCTATTATCATCTTCAACAAATATTGGTGCTAGTGAACTTTGTGTTGAATGATTTACCGCATCTCTAGTTACGTGCAACTTAGCAAGTGGTGTGCCTTCATTAACACCTACACTTACAGGTATGTTTTTAAATATATTTTCTATAGTCATTTTCTTAGTTGCAGTTGCACTGGTATCTACAATAGGTAATACGTCAGCAGCAGCAGCAGACGTCAATGCTGTCAATGCACTAATCTTACTATCAGCCATTTTTAATCCTCTTTCTTAAAACTTTTAATCTTTGTTTGTTTTTAATTTGTTGTTTAGAGCTTTGCTCTTTGTTCTTTATAATATTTACTAATTCACTAAACTCCATTAGTTTTGTATAGGAGTATCAGTAAAGTAAGAAACACCTACACCATCTTCACGTATGATGTTATCGCCTGTTTCTAATAATAGGTATGTTAAATCTTCTAGGTTAATAGCATCGTTAGGCACATCTGTCCTACGATTACGGTATCTGTCTTGACTTCTTATGCCAAAAAAAGCTGGTCTCATTACTGGCTTAGTTCTGTTACTCTGGAAGTTCCTGTTACAGAACCTACTCTTAAAAAAGCTACTTTATCAGAACCAGAAACTCTAAAATACTCAACAGTAAATGCTGGTAAAATAAATGAAGCTGAACTTGCAGTTGGCCCAGATGAAATTTCTACAAAAGCGTCTACAGTAGCAACAATTCTTAGTGCAGTTGTTTGTGCGTTAATTGCATTTGAAGCAGCAGATGATGTACCTACAGCTACAGTTTGGGTAGCACCTGGTTTAAATGTGGTTGGACTATTCATATTCTTTCCTTATTAATAAAAGGGGAGACCTAAGTCTCCCCTAATTAGTCTTATTGTGCGATGTCAAGAATGATGCCATGTGCGGCTTCATTTCTCATCTCAAGAGTCCATTCAACTAAAAGTTGTTTTTTCTCTGAGTCACCAGTCTTAGCAAGATCTCCAATTTGGAAATCTCTAAGGTACGCAGCAGCAGCCATGTCAGACTGAAGTAAGAAACAAAGTTTCTCATCTGTCGTTGCCATAACTCTGTTCGGTACTACTTGGATGTCACCAAAGTCAGATGAATATACATCGATTGCTGCATATTCTACTCTTTTATCAGCAGGGCCAAAACGAGTTGTGTTCGCATTGAATCCTGAGATTACTTGTTTAACAGATGGTGGAACTACCAATAGATCTAAATCACCGCCAGAAGTGTAAACTTCTTGTATAACAGTTTTTAAGATTGTTTCAGTTAAAGCTCTGTCTGTACCTGAACCAGGTAAGTCAGTACCAGAACCAGTTGATAGTGTACCAGAAGTTCCAGCGTCACCATTTGTTTTGATCCAAGTTGGAAGTGAACCAAGATCTCTAGCATCAGTAGCATCGCCTGCTTCTTGAACTGTACCTTTGATTAGTGCAAATTCCATATCTTTTTTAAGTTCTTTAGATTTCTTTGCAATTTGATATGCCATTTCGTCAGCTCTACCAGCAGCGTCTACACTTGACTGAGTTCCAGACAAAGCAATTACTTTATCTTGAATCTGAGTGAAGTTAAAAGCTCTAGTTGTAGCTCCAGCATTAAGGTTATCAATACTTGCATCGTCACCTTCTATAACAGAGTTAGCAGCAGGTGCAGCAAGTGCATCTAGTTGCCATTCATGTTTTGTTCCTTTAGCCGCACTTCTAGGAAGTGCAGATAGTATTGGAGTATCTTCTGGAGAAATGTTGTAAATTACATCCGTCAAATCCTCTCGAATACCAGTAGTATCATACGTATCGTATAAGTTAGTTGGTTGTGCCATAAGGCCTCCTTATTATTTGTTAGACTAAATTACGAAAAAACTTAGCAGCGTCTCTGACCTGTCCAGTCTTACGTAATTTTGAGAGTTGTTGACGTTTAGCTTCTGCGTCAGCTTGACCTTTACTTTTAGCCACTCCACCTTTGACAACCTTAGGAGCATTAGCCACTTTTTTTCTTATTCCTGGCTTTGCTTTCTGAAGATTACGATAGGACATCGCATCTTTAACAAGCATCACGTATCTGTGATCGTAAACACTATTGATTTCTGAATCATTAAATCCAATGTTACCAAGATAGTCTCTCATTTGTTGTTTAAAACGAGGGCCTTTTTGGTCATCAAGTAATTCTGGTACTTTAGTACTAAGAAGTTTTTGTTGCTCACCTAAGTATTTGTTAAACTCTTGAGCTTGTAACTCTTGAGTTTGCTGTGAAACTTGAGCTAATTGTGAATGTTTTTTACGCATCTTATGCTCTAGTCTAGCAGCTTCTACTGGATCTTCATCATATAACTTCTCAAAATCAACTTCAGCGTATTCTTGTTGTAGTTGTGCTTGTGCAGCGTTATTAAGTTGGTCTAACCTTTGTAGTTTAGCTTCAACGTCTTTTTTGGATCGTTCGACAAATTCACTTGACTGGGTTCTTTCCTGTGCAAGTTCCTGTGTTTTACGAGTGTAATCTGCATTCCGTTGATACCCTTGAATTAACTCCTCTAGGTTGACCGATAGATCTGTACCATCAACGGTTACAGCATAGTACGGTTCCTTAGAGTTCTCTTGTATATCACTCGACTCAGATGTTTCTTCTGCCTCATAAGACTCGGTCTCATCAGGGCTTTCAGTTTCTTCAGTAAGAAGTCCTTCTTCTGTTTCCACTGTTTCTATTGGTTCCTCAGATATTTCTGTAGGAACAGTTTCAATAGGTGCAGATTCACTACCAGTCATAAGACCTTTTATAATGTTTCCTGCTTCTATTACGTTAGTTGTTTGGTTATCAGCCATAACAACCTCCTTTCGTTAAATGTTACACTCCTGATAGGGTTGGTGTATTCGATTTAATTCGAATTCTTTTTAATTTGATTAAGTTGTACAGATGCTAATTTACCTGTTTCCATTGCTGTTTTAAAATGGTTCTCAACTTTATCAGTTATATGATACGCCTGCCATAAGGCTTTACGGACATCATCATCATTATGTTTAGTTTGAAACATAGCATTTTGATACTCATCTTTAAGTAGTTTAAATGCTTCTTTAAATAATGGTTCTTCAAGCAATAACTTTGCTCTATCACCACGTTGTTTTTCAGTTTCTAATTTATTGTTGCTCATCGTTAGGGTTTATCACAGTTTGTGGTCTGCGGTCAAGATTGCCAAGTGCATTTTTTTGTTGTTCAATTAAGGCACGTTGTGCTTGTTCTTGTATCTTACCTTGTTGTATTAACTCTTCTTTAGCTAACATAGCATTGTTACGTAATTCAACTTCATCAATTTTAGTGCCATACTGTAACTCAAGTTCTTTAATTCTAGTTTCAAACTTTAAAATCATTTCTTGATAGTCTTTTTCTAATTGTTTGACTTTTAATTCACTATCTATTTGTTTTCTATAGTTCTCACCTTGTACTTGTAATTGTGATACTTTTTCAAACTCAGTAGGTTGTGGTGGTTGTGGTGGTGGCATGTTTTGTTGGCCAATGTCAGGATCAGTAAAGAACGCATTAGGGTTTTTAAGACCAGCGTTTTCTACAATCTTAGTTAACGTGTTATAAATGTTACGCAAATTAACCATAGGCCCTGCAGACGAACCTTGTAGCTCCAAACCTTTAAGTTGAGTTTGTAGTATATTGTTTAAAATAGAAAGTTGTTGATCTCTTGAACCAGTACCTAATCCAACACTTATAGAAATGTTGCAACGATTACGCCATTCCATAGGTCTAAACGGAACAAAGTTATTTCTTATTTTAATAATTCTTTCTTTGTCTTGGTGTTTAACAATTAGTTCAAACATTTTTAAGAACATGTCTTTAACACCAGTCTCTGCAAAGATACGAGCAATAAGTTCTACACGCATTTGTGACTGAGATAATATTGTATTTACACCTGTTGCTGTTTTATTTAATGAATCAGCATCCATACCTTGTGAGTATCGTGTAATACCAGTACGTTGTTCACGCACTGTATCTAAATATTCTAACATAGGAAACGCTTGACTATTAATAGTTTGCGTCTGCATTGGCATCATTACTTGACCAGGAGATCCTTTAGTTCTAACTACACCACCAGGTCTATTAGTTAATAGGTCATCAAGATTAACTTGACCATCCATTACTGCGACTCGGTTATTGTTTGTTAGATACATGTTGTCGAGTAACTGTCGCATAACTGTAGACTTAATTAATTGTAAGTCCTCAGTCATTTCAGAAACAGAACGACCATAAAATCTATGTGGTACTATAATAGGTGTTACAGATATAAAAGGTATGCTATCACATAACTCGTTATCTAAAACGGTGTAGCCTTCAGTACCTGCTAAAGTAATTTTTCTTAATTTAGCAACGCCATCACCTTCTTCGTCTATTCTTATGTAACACTCGTAGATTGAAATTTCATCAGTACTTGCTTCACCAGAGTTACTATCATAATCATAATCAAGGTTACGAAAACGAGTAATTTTTTCTTCATTGTACTTGTCTTGTGTGTCTGCAGGTAAACTATAAACTTTATCATGGTCAAAGCCTGCTTCTATTAACTGTGTTCTTGTAGAGGTAGTACGGTGTGCAACAAAGTTTGCTTCTTCTATATTTTTAGCTCTACGTTCAATAAGAAATTCTTCAGGTGGTATAGCTTCTACTTTAACTTTACCAAATGTTTCTATTCTTTCAATAACTACATCATGCATCATCGGAATAGGTGCATCTTCTAATTGTTCTAACATCATTGGATCAACAGGTTGACCTGATTGATTAATTTGTTCTAATATTTGTTCTTTTTCTTTTATAGCACTTTCATCTTCATACTCAGTATGTTCTTTAACTTCAACACCATCTTCATCCAACAACATAGTGTATTCATCTTCACTTAATTTTTCGTATGACTCACGTTCTCTCTTCTTGGAAGTATCCCAATAAACTTTAGCTACACCATTTTTTTGTATTAATGCATCTTTAAATAACGTGTACAAAGTTATAAAACCATCGTTGTCTTTATTAAACACGTAGTTTAAATAATCACTTGCTTGTTTAGCTACTTCTTCATCTTCGGCAGTAACAGGTTCACACTTAACAATTTCATCACTAGCTGCAAAAGTTCTTAGTAATGTAGGTAAAATAGATTCAACAACATCAGACACATCTGTAGAAACAACTTGTGATCTACCATCTTGTTCGTTACCAAATGGTTCACCAAAATAGTACTCTAATGATTTTTGTCTTTGTTCAGTTATGTCTGAACCAATATAACCTAAAGATGCTTTGATCTCTGAGCTAACTATCGAGCCTACTTCTAATTCTGTAAGTGGTTTACCTTTTGCCATATTAAACTATATACCTTGTATCTATGTTAATTTCTGTTTTCCACTGACTTGTTGTGTCAGGGTCTATTGCACATCCATATCTAAAAGCATCACTACCATGTGAAGCCCAGTTATGCAACGGCTTGTTTTTAAATGTCTGCATCTTATCGTCAAACTCTTTACGGTATTGTCGTAAACAATCAATACCATATTTACATCGGTTCTTATCAAACCAACACCTATCTAATGTATTTCTAACCGCTTCAATACCATGTTGTATTTCTAGCTTTGGACATACATCAAAATTAATACCTAATTCATACGCTACTTCTAGTCGTGATTTACCTGTACCTAATTCTCTAGCCACAATATCATGTGGTGCTACATGCCGACTATAGTTGTAACCTTTATCTTCTAATACATTCGCATAATGTGCAAGTGATTCACCTGATGTTTCGTAGTAATCTATCAGATGTATCTCATTGCCGATACGTTGTGCAAACCAAATACTAGTTGAATCACCAATACCTAAATCCCACCATGTTTCTACACCGACACTTTTGTCATAATCTACAATTTCAATGCGTTTTTCTTTTTCAGCTTTTTGTATTTGCTTGCCATAATAGGCTCCACTAACTGCAGCTTGAAATGAACATTCATATTCTTGTTCGTATTGATCTTCTGGCATAGTAGCTCTAGCAGACTCAAGTTCTTCAGCAGCAATAATTTCTGTTTCACTAGCTCTATATAATTGTGCATACCAATCTTTACCTGTGCGTTTAGCAAAGTCATACACATCCCAGAACTGATTGTGACCCATAGGGGTACCAATAAAAATAACATAGCCTAGCTTGTCACTGACAGCAGGTCTTACGATCTCTGTCCAAGTACGAGGTGACATAAGAGCAAACTCATCCATGCATACGCCATCAAACCCTAACCCTCTAAGAGCATCAGGATTGTCAGAACCAAAGATTTGAATTCGTGATCCATTCCATAGATCAACCTTTAGTTCAGTTTCGTGACGTTTACCGCCTAGTTTCATCAAAGGGTCTGTATATTCTTTTAAATAGTCGTAAGCGACTGCTTTACCCTGACGATAAGTAGGTGCGATGTACGCCAACCTTGCGTTTGGAATTTCACAAGCAGTCATAATTAAATGATTGATTGCAAATACGGTTTTGCCAAATCTGCGATGACAGCAGATAACATTAAATCTCTTTAGATCATTGTGGATCTTTTCTTGTAGTGGTCTTGGCTGGTAGGGTATTTCAATATCCATTATTTACGTTTGTTCCAGCGTTTATTCCATAACCAGCTTTGTAATTTAGCTAAATATTGTTCTAATGTGTTTAATAATTTATTCATCAAGAATTTTGTATATATATTTTTGTGTTTCGTTTGGTAACTTGCTAAACTTAGAACCCTTTTTACGCCATTTGTCAACATTGCCAGGCCCATAATTAAATGCAGCTAATGCACTAATTGTATCGTTATCATAACGATCAAGCATAGCATAAAAATAGTCAGTTCCAAATCTTACGTTTTCTTGTGGATTAAAAACATCTTTAAGTGGTTTAACACCAAAACCAGGTTGTTTTGCAGTAGCATCCATAATTTGCATTAAGCCTTTAGCACCAGTCCGTTTGTTGACAGCATTTGGATCACCTTTACTTTCGGCCATTATTATTTTTTGTATTAATGGATCGTCTGAAAAAGCATCAGTAGTTAATAAACCACTTTGATTTCTAATTTCTTTTACTGCTTGTGTTTTATTGCTAGGCAATAATGAAAGTAGACCCTCAATCACGTTTCTTTTTTCTCCAACCAATAGTAACAGCGACAGGCTTATCGTCATCACCACTAATAGTGCTATTAACCGAAGATAGTCTTGAATGTACATACGGTGCAGCTCTTTCTGCAGCCCACATTTTCTTTTCAGGGCTAGTTTTTTTAGTATTAAGGATGTTTAACATATATTCGAGTGGAGTTACAGTACCCTTGTTAAGCATTTTCTCTAAGCGTTCATGTTTTGTTCCAGCTTTTACGCCTTTAGGTCGCCCTGAGCCTGGTCTTTTACCACCATGTGCCATAATTATTTCCTTTGTTTAACATTTCCACCTTCTTCTAGCTTGTCTTATTCTAGAATTAGGATCATTTTTAGTTTTTGCAGAGCTATTTCTTAACTGTCCAGCAGATCTAGCACAATAAGACTTACGTCTCTTGGCATCTTTACTACCAGCCTTAACTTTACCAGTTACTGCAGTCTTTAATTTACTACCAGGATTAGCTCGCCTATAAGCAGCTACACCTTTCTTAGTCATACCAGCACCAGATTTGGTCTTACGGTAGTTGCCGCCTTTACCAGTAGTCTTTGGTATGGCCATTATCTACCAGTCATAAATTTTTTGTTTTTCTTTTGTAATTCTTGTAGTATTTGTGATGCTCTATCTATTGCCGCTTGTGATACTGGTCGGCCAGCTTTTTTTGCTTCAACAATACCCTTTAAGAACTCAGAATCTCTGTGTTTTTTTACTTTGATTGATTGTTTAGGGTTCGGTCTAGAATCTTTTTTTATATATGCCATTACTTTTTTTTTCTTTTCTTTAAGTTTTTAAGTTTCTTAAAATCAGCACCTGTTATCTTGTTACGAGGTTTAGCTAACTTAGCGAGGGATTTTTGTTTACTACTATATTTACTAAAGGGCATTAGGCTTTCTTCTTTTTAGTTTTCTTAGCGGTTTTAGATGCTTGTTTTAACGCCTTGTCAGATACTGTACCCTTGCCTTTTTTGCTAGTACCCTTCTTCTTGGCTTGGTTCATGTTATAATATAAACCCTTTTTAACGACTCTACCGTCTTTAGTTTTATGAAATCCTTTTTTAATAGCCATAACTTAAAGTATAATAGCCAATACGATAATAGCTGCCATAGCTACTACTACGCCCTTTTTAGACATAGAAAGATTATTCCATTTATTAATTATGATTGTTTTCATTAGTTACCTACCTTTTTTTGTACAATTTTATGTGATTGCGTAAATGTCTTACCACCTAGCATTGATTTTTTCATAGCTGCCATGTGCTTTGCAGTATGGTGCTTACCATGTTTCTTCATAGTAGCCTTCTGACGAGCTGTTAATTGTTTCTTCACTTCTTCTTTTTACCTTTTTTCTTCTTCTTAGATGGTCTACCTTTAGTAGAGCCGTATGTTCCTTTACCCATTGGCATAATAGTATCTCCTGTTTAAATTGATTTTAAGGTACCTTACAGACGTAATTACTCTATAAGGGTTGCTGGTACCATATTAAGGTTACCTGCTACGGTACGTCTCTCTCCAGCCCCTTCAAAGGGATAGACACAGTGTTGACACCATGATGGAAACATAACGATCTTACCCACGACTGGTTTAATCATACGTGAGAACGGTGGTCGTAACTCCTCCACACCTCGTGAGCTAGTCTGACCAAAATGAAACTGTAAGAACCCATCAGCTATACCGCTAGAATCGATGAGATCACGACTATTATACTCAGGCTGGTCGGTAATCTGTGCTGGAATCTTAGTCCAGGTGCTAAATGATAACCCCATAATCGTATCGGTACCATGATCGTGGACTGGGTTGTAATCCCTCTCGTATGAGTGGACTGACCATAAGCTATGGAAATTGGGCATACGTTGTAGCGGTTTGACCCCTACGGTTTTGCAGAACTGTTGCAGGTAGTTTTGTGACATATTAGCCACAACTTGGGTAAATGGTTTGACCAGAGGATCTTCCGTATCAATCTTAAGCTGCTCACCATGAGATATTTGGCCCACCAGTTTATGTGAGAATGACTCTGCACCCTTATTGTGCCGTGCATCGAGGTATTTATTCAAACCCCCCACTATACGGTCATCCAGTTGGGTTTCCAAAAACAGCACCGCAGGTGCTACACTAAATTTAAGTTCTAATTCCATATAATGTTTCTAATATAAACCCCCCCTATAATCAATACCCAATACTGATTTAGTTTGGATGAGTGGTAACTATATCAATACCCCACTAACGTCAGATGATGGTATGCCTATAGCTCTTACCCCCCTTATTAGCTAATTGTAATGCTTATTAGTTACCTATTACTAATAATTATAACTAATAGGTCAGCATTACTTACCTTATATCAGTTGATTTATAATATTAGTACAACTAGATAATCATTATTCTTATAAATGGATTTGTTGACGCAAAGTTGCACAATACGACCTTATCTAATGTGATCTAATCATAACTATTAAGTTATCTTATGACCTACCTATTATCTCTATAGTATCTTATTACTCTCTTATAGTAGAAGAATACAAAGGGAATACATTCAAAGGTTAATTGTCTAGTGTTTCGGGGAAAAATTACACCAATAAAGAACAGAAAGAGAACAGACACTAATAAATGTAAATTAATTACATATTTTGTTTATCTTGCCTTAATTAGAACATAATCTGTAGCTATGTATAGAGCATAACAAAAAACAGAAAGAGTATAAAATGAATAAATTAAATGTAATAGCTTCTATTGTAAGCGGTGAAACTTGTAGTGATTTTAATTTACTAATGCAAGATCAAGACTTTGCAGCTTTAGCAAAAAAAGTAGTTCACTTACCTATTAATGAAGCAACTGAAAAACTTATTAATAAAGCTAATGAGATTATTTAATATAGTCTTTAACTTATACCTGGTAATTTTTGCCAGGTATGAGATGCAGATTAAAAGCATCATAACAAATAACAGGAAGAGTATAAAAAATGACAATAGTACATACAAAAAATAGTAGCATTGGATATGACACAGTAAACAAATGTGTCGCACCAGTAAGGACACCAGAAAATACAAGTTATGAAACAATGATAAAAATTTGTATTGATAAACTAATAAAGGGCGATGAAGTTGAGAAATATAAATCAGCTCTAATAAACATGGCTCAAATGATGGACAAGGAAAATATATAATTATGAATACAGCAATTAAATTTAAAAATAGTCAACACGCTTTTGATAATGCAATTAATAAAGGCGTTATGTCTTCACCAGAAAATTATATGTATATGTATACTAAGACATATAATAATGGTGACGTATGTGACGTATTTAAACACATAATGACAAGGCATCTAGAAACAGTAAAAATTAATTAGTCTTTAACTTATATTGCCTAATTTTTGCCACAATTAGCATTTATTAGGTAATATGAGATACAGACATAAAGTAGGTATCAATTTAATAGGAGTATAAACACAATGAATAAGAAACAACTTAAAAGATTAACAGAACTAGATTTAAGAGCTAGAAATTGCGAACATTTTACAAGTCACGTAATACAAGAACATAATGAACTGGAGTTCTTACGCAATAAAGAAAATGTAGACATGAGATTAACAGGCAAGAATAAATATTATAATGCGTATCAATGCTATGATTTCTTAACACACATTAAAACTTCTGGATATAACAGATATAAAGCTAATGACATTGAAAGCGTTTATATTACTAGTTCGCCCTATTATGGGGCTAAGGTTGCAGCTCGTTTAAATTCTGGCGGAATTGCTGACTTAAAATCTTTTAATGAGAATAAAGAACTATTAAACTTCATTATCGGATTTAATGAAGCTTTATATCAACTATCTAATTAATTAAATAAAGGAGTAAAAATATGTCTCATGAAGTAAAAATATCTAAACATTGGCAAGATAATAAATTTAATGTTGATCTTATATCTTGGCAAGGTAAAGAAGGGCTTGTTTTTGGTAGAGCTTTCGGAGTTTCTAGACAAGAAGCAGATCAAGAAGCAGTTAAGCAATCAAAATTATATCATGCAAAAATAGTTGAGGTTACAGCATGACACAAACTTTTTTAATACTTATTGCTATAATATTTGGCTTAATTGTCGTTGGCTTATGTGTTCGAGATGTTATCCGAATAATTACCGATTATGACGACAAACAATGACCACAATTATAATATTAATTATTTATGTAATTGGTGGCGTATTAATAGCTTATAAACTTAATAAAAAAGGAGATAAATAATGACTGAAGATAAAGCATTTCAAACAGCAGATAAAATTTACTGGGATTTATTAGATACACTTGGCGGTGATTTGTTTAATAAATGTGTAGTAAATGATCCTGAAACAGATGGAACTAAAAATACTGAGTTAGGATCAGAATTATTTGAAACAATACTAAGTACATTAACAAATAAGAAAGGATAAATAATAATGAAATATGAAATAACAATTAATTATACTACTACCATTGAAGCTGATGATGAAGATGAAGCAAGAGATGAAATAATAATGAATTATACAGTCGATAAACACGACATAGACATTCATGAACTAAATGAAGAAATAGAGCTAACTTACAACCAAGACCACAAAGAAGAACATAAAGAAAGCGAGGAAGAATGTACAACGAATTTAATGAAATAGATTATGAAATAAAAATTATTGTTGATGGTAAACATTTTAGAGGAGAATCAATACTACATGATTCAACTATTGAAAGTATTTCAGAGGATATTGTAAAACATTATAATAAGGTATTACCTATATCATATGTTGCTTGTCATATAGTTGATGATGAAGAAATAGAACATAAAGAAACGGAGAAAAACAATGACTGAAGGCGGAATGAATGAATATAGTATCTGTTCAGAAGGCAATACTAAAGTTATATTTACAAGCTTAGATAAAACAGAGGTTAAATCCTTAATAAACTTGCTGAATACGGCACATAACAAATACTTATTAGAATCTAAAGGACTTAATAATCCTTTATCTGATAGATATTTTATAATGGAGCATTAAATGAATAACGAACTAGCAAAAGACATTTTACAAATGATAGAACACGCAAAATTAACCCATGATGAAAAAAAACAAGGTGTACATCAATGGATAAGATTAGTTGATGGTATTAAAAACTTATGTATAGCAGACAGAATAACAAAAAAAGCAAATGAATTGAAGTGATTAAAATGCCTCAATTAATGTGTGATTGCTGCAAAAGAAAATTTTACCCTAAAGTCAAATATAATTTTACTTATCATTATGATAGTAATGGTAAGGAAATTATTTGTTGTAATACTAGATGTTCTGCAGTTGTTCTTGCAAGTATTGAATTTCAATCACTACCCCTTTAGGAATGATTTGCGATCTACCAAAAATATCATCTTCGTTCTTATTGTCTTTATCGCCTGAAATAATTACATAATTATCATTGTTTTCTATAAGAAAACCAATGCTATCTATAGTACAAACTTCACTTTTTAGTAATTCTTCTTTAGATTGCCAAGCTGATAGGCTACATTCATTAGTATCTAACCAAACAATATTGACCATTGGTGGTATCATTAATGTATAGTCTCAAAAACTTCTTCATCTAAATGGAAAATTGTGGCATTACTATTTTTATCAAATTCTTCATTAATAATTAAATCTAAATATGTTTTTGCAATAAAAAAGGAAGCCATGCCCCTCGCTACTTTCTTACCTTGTTTACCAAAGGCAGTTAATACCTCAGTTTCATAAAAAAAATCTGTTAATTCCTCAAGACTTACTTGTTCTAAATATTCATCACTTTCTACAAGTGTATTTATATTAGCTTTTAGATTCATTTTTGCCATTATATGTAAAAATTAAACTAATGTGTCGTTGGTTGCAATACCAGTAAGCACTTTATTTTGTGTTAATATCTTTTTAAAGCACTTTATGTGGTAAAAGCTCATAGGAAAATAACAGTCAAGGGTAAAAGGTTTATTGCGTACAATATCATTGGTACACCACCGACAAGAGGCTACAATTTCATTTTTCATGTTGATTTTTTTGTTTATTTTAGGTAAAAGGATCGTGGCTATTGATCTCAGCCTTACAAGGGTAAGTTTTTTATACTCTCTTATCCTTGTTAAATTTTTCGCAGTTTTTCAACGTCTTAATTTTGCCACAATTTTATTGTATAATGTTTTATAAGGGAAACCTTATGCTCTTAAACATTGTAGAAAGTAGGTGATTTTATATGAAAAAATCAAAGACAAATAATAAACAAAAGAAAACTGAAAAAAGAGATCCGTATTTAGAAAAAGATATGAAGAACAAAATGAGTATCTTATCTAAAATGGTTTCACAAATAAAATAACAAATTAGGGGGTGGAAACATCCCCTTTTTTATTAAAACTATCCCATAGTAAAGCTGCGTAAATCTTAGGATCTAGCTTTCTTTCTGTCCAGTAGGATCTTTCGCCTGTCCAATGGAGCAGGAAGTGATTTTCCCTACATAATGGAACTGTATAATTATCATCATTTTTTAAAGACATACCGCCATTTCCTTTAACATGAGTGAGATGATGTGCTTGTATTGTATCATCAGTACCACACACACAACAAGGAAAAGTCCTTACAAAAGCTAAATGTTTAGGCGATCTAATAGGTGGGTTTTTAGCAAGTGCAAACTTACTATAATCTATGCGTTTACGTTTTGCCATGTCGCCTTATCGTGCTTGGATCATCTTTTAAGCCTAATGGATATAAAGCCTCATTTAAGGCTATTCTAAGCCTACTTGCTGCTTTCCTTGATGATACACCTATTTTCTTAGAATATTGCTTAATTGTGTACCCCATGCCACATATATGCTGCAAAGCATGAGCATTGTTCTCACCTATGGTAGAATTTACATAATTCATCTTGTCAAGGGCTACTAAACGTATATCGCCACTATCTTTAGACTTGCTTTGTTGTATTCTACAACCATAAGCCTCAAGTGAGGTATTATCGCCTCTGGATTTAAGCTCTATGGTTTCCCATAATGATCTATAGATGTCAGCACAATGCACTTCAAGATAGGTTAAAACACCTTTACTGGATAAATGAGCTATTTCACTTTCTCTATCGTTGTAAATAATAACACGATCCGTTTTAGGATTATGTAGTCGTGGAGTATATTCTCTACGATCTTCCTTTTCCAAGTTGGTCATTAAATCTTTTTTCCCATTCTAAAAATTCAGCAGTAGATAACCTAGTTTTCATGTCAGCTATCATTTTTTGAGTCCAGTGTTGGCTTGTAGTCTTTTTGCGATAGGTGTTATAAACTAAAGACCTTTTTTTAACAAGCTCTTGCAAAATATTATCTAACTTTTTTGTTGACACGATTATAAACCTTCCATAATAATTATATTATATAATATTATCTCATTCAATACATATAAGATGTTTTATATTATATTATATAATATAATGGAAAGAGTATAAATGAGCAATCAAAAAACAGAACACTTATCAGAGTCAGGTCATTGGTACGATTACGAGGGTAATGCAAAGTACACTCTTATCGGAAAAAATGGCAATGAAAGAAACACCACACTAAGAGATGCCAGAAAGTTATTTCTAGTACCATCAGTTACAGGTATTATAGGAGTAGCTGCTAAACCTGCATTAGTAAATTGGCAAATAGATCAAGGTATCAGTGCAGCTCTTACTTTAGCACGATTAGAAAATGAAAATGATATTGAGTTTTTATATCGAGTAAAGTCTGACAGTAAAGAACAAGGTATGAAAGCTGCCGAGATAGGTACAATCATACATGCACAAATAGAACAGGGCTTTCAAGGTAAGCGAGAAACCAAACCATATCTAGCGGTTAGAAAATTACTTGATAAATTATATCCTAAGGAAACTTGGGTAGCAGAGGGATCATTCTGTCATTCATCTGGTTATGGTGGTAAAATAGATTTACATTCTAAGACTGGTATCTTTATAGATTTTAAAACTAAAGATAATCTTGAGGGTAAGAAAGCTAAGAGTTTAGTTTATCCTGAACATGGTATGCAGTTATCTTCTTATGCACAAGGCATGGGTATAGATAATCCAATTAGAGTTTCAATATTTATTGATCGAAGTAATACAGAATTGATTGTTAGTCACGTTTGGGAAACTGACACTCATGCAAGACATCTTGCTATGTTTAATAGTTTACTGACTTACTGGAAGCTATTAAAAGACTATAATCCCACTGAAGAATTAATTAAACTAAAGGAGAATAAATGACTACAGTAACAGGTGAAATAAAAGTAATAAAAGACTACGGAGTTGATGGTAAACATAATTGGTTTACTGTCATTAATGATGCAGAAGGTATGGAGCATAAAGCCTATTCTAATGCTAATCTTTCTGAATTTTCGAAAGATGATATCGTGCAAGTTGAAGGTATGACTAAGAGTGGTAAGGCTGGAGCATATATTGCTTGTTCTAGTTTTATGCGAGTAGGTGAAGCTATGAACCAAGACACAACCCCAGCACCAGCACCAGCAGTAGCTGCACCAGTTTATACACCAAAAGCGAAACCAGTAGAAGGTACTAGTGGTTATACTAGAGAAGAAGGTATGTTGGTTATAGGTATATGGACTAGAGGTGTAACATCTGGCAGAACTAGTGAGCAAATTATAACTTATTGTGATGAAGCTCTAAATTACTACAGAAAGGATGAAAACGATGACACTCCATTCTGATATAAATAGTGAGATCGAGTCTTTGATTGAGACATTCGAGGATATGAGGAAACAACTTGAGTCAGTTACTAAAAGATTTGACAATGCAGTTGATAGCAATCCTAAACTGAAAGAGTATAAAGATGGCAAGGGACTTCCATCTTAAGTTCCCACAATGGGATGCAGGTAATTGGATCGTAGGATTAGGTAGTTATTTATTTAACAATAATTCTACAGTTCATGTTTACTGCGATTATCGCAGAAAGACAGGTAGTAAGTTATGGGATGGGTACAAGGTATGTACCAAAGCCTTTGCGGAGAAATATCCCCTCACTCCGTTAAAATCAAATCCTAATGTAAAACTCTACCGTATTCCTTTTGGTGAATTAGAAACTCACCATGAGGAGTATTTGGACAAAGAACATTTAGCGAAACAACAGGCAACAAAGCCAGAACAAAAAGTGAACAAAAGACTTCTCAATAAAAGAGAATTAGAGTATCGTATTTTACAACAGAAACATCAGAGTGAAA